ATTTAAAATTATTTTCTTTTATATTATTAAATAATATAATATGTCTGGAGCAGTTGCCGCCCACGCTGCTTATAACGGCTCCGGAACTCAAGGTTTAGCTGTAACTAATAAGATTAATGATACCGGAGACATCACGTCCGCATTTTGGACAAAACACGACACTACGAGACAGCTTTTACATGGGTGTAGTCTTGTAGAAGTTGTGAGTTCTGGTAGCGCCGGGGTTGCAAATGGTTTTGGATCGTCCAGAATTTTCACCGTAAATAATGATGTAGACGTGTTGGGGGACTTATTTTTGGACTTAACGTTAAATTTAACTCCAACATTTGTAGGAACTAACACTACTAGCAGATCCTTATTAGATTATGAACTAGACTTTAATTATCAATATAAATTAATAGATCGCGTAGAATTTATGGTAGGTACTCAAATTTGGCATACATTATACGGAACTGATATTAAAGTTTTAACAACCACGAATAAATCCGAGAGTTGCAATGATGTTTTATCTAGACAGATTAGTTCTGAAAGATTTGTTGACGGTACGACCTTGAATACCGCTGTACCCGCCGATTCTCAAAGCTTTACTGAAGCTGTAGGCGCACTAGAAACCGAGACTACAAGAGTTCTATTATGGCTACCCGCCTTGTCCTCCAATCTTGCAGCTCCTCTTAATAAATTCTATAATATTACTGAAAATGGATATTTGATGGCGGCGGCTCCACAACAATCTGTTAAAATTAAGATAACATTTGCTTCCGGAACAACTCCTATTGTAACCAATTTTGTTGCTGAAACAGGGTCCGTAACTACTGGGTCAGTTGGATATCCAGTTGGTACAACAAACGCAGCAAGAGAAGCCAGTGGTTCGATTTTTAATTTAATCAATAACAACGTCGCCACTCCGTCTCTTCTTCCCTTTAGGCGAGCTGTTTTTGGCTATAGTGCGGCAGTCCTAAGTAATGCCGCAAATGCTACGCCAAGTATATCATTTTCTATCGGAAGATCTAGACTATTTGCAAAACAGATAATGTTATGTAAAGAAGAAAGAGACCAAATTAGATCCGTTCCAAATGGGTTGCCATATAGAATTAAAATGTCCCAATCAGTTAGGGTCGATTTACCAACCTCGGGTTTAGAAAGAACTGTAGATCTCGACTCGTTTTCTTTATATGCATCTCATCTAATAATATCAGCGGATATTGACGGTGCAAATATTATATCCGCCGAACTTAAATTAAATTCGTCGTCCTTTTCTGGAAGTATACCAGCACTATTGCTTAAGAATGATATGGCCGAAAGTTTACATCTTTACGGCGGAAGATTTCTTATTAACCCACATGTCCAAACTAGCAATGCTTATGAACAAAATCTTGGACTTTATGAACATCCGACGTTGATTTTTCCTTTAGCATCTACAGCTTTCTCTGGATCTTCTGTACCTTTAAATCGATTCGATAGTATTAGATTAACATTACGGTTTAACACTACACCCGCGACAACGACAGCTCCCGTCCTGACTACAATGGGGATTACTGTGACGTGTGTAGGAGAAACTACTGTGCTTTACAAGGGTGGGGCTGCAACTTTAGCGATGTATTAAATTATTAATGATTAATAATTAATGATTAATGATAATATAAATTGATATGATAAATTAATAAAAAATAAATATTTATAGTTATAATATTTATTTTTTATTAACTGTTAAATTAACATTTACATTTACATTTACATTTACATTATATTTACACAGAACTTATAAATTTCCAATTTAGTTCTTTACATATATTTTTCCATATTTCATCCTGTTCGTACATTTTTTCCCTACTCTTCAGGAGAGGAAAATATTTTAAATATTCATTTTTTTGTAAAAGTTGAAAAAATTTATAAAGAGTATATGAATAACTAAGAAAATTTTTCCGCGTTTTTGGACAGTGTTTTTCAAATGGATTCTGAATTTCATTAAACATATGTAAAAGTTTATTTTCTAATTCCTGACTAATTGTAATTCTTTTTTCACCTGTTATTCGCGTGATTATATTTGGAATGTGTTCATAATATTTATTCAGTTTTAACTTTTTCAAAAATTCTTTAATCTTATCGTAAGTAATACTATTTTTGTCTGTAATACGCTCTTTCTTAATTTCCAAAATGACACAATTTATTATGTCATCTGGAATACTTACACCCTCGCACCCCTGCGTTTGTGATATCCATTCTTTAAAGTGGTTAGTTCTTTTATAACAGTACGGCTTAATATATTCATGCGTTTCAGAATGATTCCATTCTTGAAGAGTTGAAATATTAAAATTTTCAATAGAACCACAACTATAGCATATATTTACCCCAACAGAAGCGTCGTTTACTAATTTATTTCCACAATCTACACATTTAAAATTATAAGGAGTTATATTAAAATAACCGTTATTTTCTTCTGGAAAACATTTAGCTACGTACTGTTTATAAAGCATCTCTTTATTATTTTTGGAATCTAAAGTAATATACTGCGATACATCCCCTAGACACTCTTTTTCTGTAAACTGTTGTTCAGAATTGTCTATATCTTTAATAAATTCTATAGCTTTGAATAAATATTCTGCAAGCTCGTCATTTGATTCTATTTCTTTAATTTTATTAGATAACAGTTTAATTTTTAATAAATTTAAAGATATATCGCAGGTTTTAAGATAATTAATTTCTTCTTTGTATTTTTTTAATTTATCACCTCTTTCTTCGAGTTGTTTTATTTTTTTTTCATGCTTTTCTAAAATAGAAGTTCTACAATCTGTATGAATCTGTTTTTTTGAAATTTTAAACGAAGCCATTAATTTCAATAATTTATTAATAAACATTTTTTTTAAACGGTTTAATTTTAATAATTATTAAATTTTATTTATATAAAATAAGGTGCTATGATTATACAATTTTCAAAAAAGTTTGACATGAAAAGACTTCGTAACATAGCCAAAATATATAAAATTAAATATATTTCTAAAATTTCAAAAAATTTGCTATTAAATTTATTAAACGAATATAACGCAATAAAGATAATTCAACGTAATTTTAGAAATAAACTTATTTTAAATAGCGAATGTCCAATATGCAATGAAAAATTAGTATATCCATTTGTTTCATTCAAAGTTGGATCGGTTTTTTTTTATTACGATTTTAAAACTATAGTTTCTTATTTTGAAAAGACAAGGGATTTTAGAGATCCGTGTACTCGAAAAATAATTTCAGATAAAAAAATAAGCGAGATTAATTTATTAATAAATTATTACTATGGAAAATATACAAATAGAACGCTTATAACCAAGGGTATGATTAAAAATGCTGAATTTAATATAATTACTTATTGCCTTTATGATATAATTAAAGAGCTTGATGGTATACAAAATTCTACATTGAGCTTAGTATACGAAAATATATTGCCAAGGTTTATATATTACATAAATTATCTAATTAAACGGTATCCCATTGAAGAATTCGTAATAGTTCTAAATTCATGTAAAGAATCAATTAAAAACGATACATTATTGGAATATATAAAATTTATAGAAAAAAATTTATAGAAAAAAATTTATAGAAAAAAATTGCTAAAAAATTTAATATAAAGGATCTAAGAATATAAAGAATGTAATAATGGCAAATTGTATCATTTGCGATCCAAAGGGTAAATTTTCAAATTGTATTTGCAACGAAAATTTTTCAAAATTTAATGAAATATGTAGTAATTTTGAAAATTTTAAAGAAACAGATGAATCTTTAAAATTTTCAATGATAAAACCTTGGTCAATATCGACAATCACGGCCATTTGCAATTTTAATAGTAGAATAGATATCAATAAATATACAAATGTTTATGGATATAATATAGTTAAAAAACAATTCTACAATTGTATACATTTTTATATAGGGGTGAAATATCAAGATAAAATTAAAATATCTGTTAAAATTTTTGAAAATGGAAAAATGCAGATGGCGGGTGTTTTAAATGTATACGCGATGACATATGGGTTTAGAAAAATATTTAAACGCTTATCTAATTTAAAAGCTTTTGTCGGAGATGCTTTCATTTCTAATGTTAAAATATGTATGATTAATTCAGATTTTAAGATAGGTAAAAATATAAAACAGTCGAGATTGTGTAAATTATTAGATGAAAAGAATTTATCTTATATTAAGAGATATTCTTTTAATCCAAATAAGTACCCAGCTATAAATTTAAAAATTTTAAATTCTAATGGTATTGGAATGACAACGTGTCTTATATTTAGATCGGGGAGTGTAATTATTACAGGAGGGTGTGATATAGCCGAATATTCGAATATATATAAAAATTTTCTAAAAATTTTAAACGAAAACACTGAAATTTTATTATCTTAGTTATCTTAGTTATCGTAGTTATCGTAGTTATCTATTTATCTACGCTTTATCCTCATATTCATATTCATTTTCGTTTTCATTTTCATTTTCATTTTCATTTT